CAACGTATGGTTTACTTTTTGTGAATGGCACGATCTCCCAGAATGGACGAACCGACCCAGGTCATCGACGTTGAATGCCCTGAGTGTGGTGCCAGGATGCGATTCCGGCAGAGCGAGCACGGCAGCTTCTACGGTTGCAGCCGCTACCCGGAGTGCAGCGGCAAACTCCGCGCTCACTCCAGCGGACGGCTGGTTGGAGATGCGATAGACCAAGAAATCGCTGCCGCCCGCAAGTTCCTCACCAAGATCCTCGGTGAGTTGTGGGAACGAAAAGCCATGAAGAAAATGGAAGCCTACGCATGGCTGGCCAAAGCCATGGGTCTCCCCAAGGCCACAATCAGCCAGTTTGATCTCGATCAGTGCATCGACGGGATTGGCCGGGTGAATCAGTTCGCCGTAGAGCACAATCTACTGGCTGAGGTGGCATGTGCTTAGTTACTGGTGGCGTCTCCCAAGGAACTGGCGAATCTTCGTACTCATCCAGATGTGCGACGTCTTGTCCACCGTTATTGGTCTTAGTATCGGTGGTGGCATGTTTGAAGGGAATCCAATCATGCGAATGTTCCTACACCCGTTTGGCAGCGTCTTCATGGGGCTGCTCGTAGCCAAGACCCTGATGTGTGGAGGGTTCGCCCTGTATGCCATATCATGGCCAAAGAAGGTCAACTTCAATTTTGTGAATACCGGGTTCGGGTTGGTGGTGCTGTGGAATCTGGTCGTAATCAGCCGCCATCTCTAATTGACAAACCACGTCCACGTATGGTTTAATGGAAGTCCATATGAATTGTGAATCCCGCCCATATCAGGATAGAATAGTCGGGTCAGCCATCGAGTATATGGAAGATGGTGGCAGGTCCTGCCTCATCGAGAGTCCCACCGGAAGCGGCAAGAGCATCATGGGGCTGCGCGTAGCCGACCACTTCGCGAATCAGGGTTTCCGAATCGCCTGGGTCGCCATGCGCCGCAACCTCCTCAAGCAGATCGAAGCCGAAGCCAAATTGTTCGGGTTCCGTCACGAGATCATCCCCGTATCTATGTTCGATAAGAATCCGCCACAGGCCGACTTCATGGTTGTGGACGAAGCGCATCATGACGCCACGGATTCCATGGCACGGATTCACTCGCGTATGCGGCCTACCAAGGTTCTCGGCCTATCGGCAACGCCTCAGCGCCAGGACCGCGTCGGTCTCTGCTTCGAGAAGTCCATCAGGGACGCCGGGATCGCCGAGTTGGTCTCGCAGGGCTACTTATCCCAGTACCATCACTACACGATCAACCATTTCACCCCGGAGGAAGTTGCCAGCACATTTGTGAAGTGGCAGCATATCTGGGGGAAGTCGCTGGTGTTCTGGCACACCTACGAACAGTGCACCAAATTCCAGCAGTGCCTCCGCGACCTCGGGTTTCACTCCAGCGATATCGTCACTGGCAATACCGACCGCGATACCCAGTTGGATAAGTTCGAAGCTGGCGAAACCCAACTGCTCATCAACATGATGGTGCTGACGGAGGGGTTCAACTCGCCGTCGCTCCGCACGGTCTTCCTGCGGCCAAGCTTCAAGAATCCCACCATCCAAATGGGTGGCCGCGTATTCCGGCAGTTCCCCGGTATCACCCACAAGAACGTCGTCCAGTGCGAATACACGCACTACCCGTTCCCGCGTCACGTCAAACCTTCGGAGCAGTTCAAGCTGTTTGAAGGCGAGTGGCGGCGTGTGGCTCTCAGCAAGAATATCGATGCCATTGCATTCCGCACCCGTCGATTCATGATCGCGGCTGCAGAAAATTCCGTTCGCGCCATCTGCGCTCGAGAGAACGGCGGTGAAGTTGTAGAACAGCCGATGCCGCGCCGTCCTCGCCGCCGATTCCAAATTCACGACAACGACTAAGGGGGTTGCATGCAATTCCATTTGACAGTTGAAGTCAAGGACGAAACCTGGGCTGCACATGAAGCCCATTGCGAGTCCGAAACCGAAGACCCCACATGCGGGGTATGCCGTATGGTCAAGTCTTTAGAAAGGATTGGCACCGAAGTCGGTGCGGAGGTTACCAGCCTTGAGTTCTGAGTCCAAGGTATACCGGGTATACCTTGACAAAGATATATATGGTATGGTAAAATGAAAACTATGATGATCGACGTACAGCAAGCCAATCGTTCGTTCGGTACCGGGGTTGCTCCTCTCGGCTCGTTCCGTGTGTTTCACGAGTCGGCGCTCAACCCCAAGAAAGTTGTCAAACGCGTGAACATGGTCGAGGTCAACGGCAACACGTTCCAGGCCAGCGACCGCTTCTGGAATTCGCTCCTGTCGCGCTACGGCTTCGGCGATTCCACGTTCAACTACTTCTCCCACAAGGAGGTGTTCGACCGCATCGTCCAGGTGAAGGGCAACGACGAACTGCGCTACACCATCGAGGGTTCGGATCAGGACACCGCCAAGCGCCCTGCCAAGATGCTGGCCGTCGTCAGCGCCAAGGCCAAGATCCCGGAGATTCCGGAATTGCTCAAGCTGTTCGGCAAGTTCGAAGGCCGGGACCTGACCTACTCCGGTGGGACGTTCGTGTCGCGGTTCAACCCGTTCAGCGGTGAGCGCGAAGTCAACATCGGTCCCGACGCGTTCAACGAGCGGTTCGCCGTGGAAGTTCCCATCGACGGGTGGGGCAAGGTCAAGACCTACTTGGAGATGCTGCGGCAAATCTGCTCCAACGGCGCTATCGCCATGGCTCCCGCGTTCCGCTCCACCGTGAAGGTCGGCGACGACATGCTCTACGCGCTGGACCGCGTCCTCGGCAGCTACGACAACGGCGAGGGCTTCGTCAAGTTGCGGGAACGCTTCGACATGGCGCAGAAGTCCTGGGCCAGCGTCCGCGAGTGCAACGGCTTCATCAAGATCGCTGCCCGGTGGCCGCAGGGTCAGACTCGCATGCGCCAGATCGTGGAAGCCACTGGCGACTTCTGCCGCGTGTACGGCATCTCCTCGATCAACCTCGTGCCGCACAAGCAGCAATCCGCTCTCCCGGCTCGCTGCCGCGTGTACGACCTCATCAACCTCGCCAGCGAGATGGCCACCCATCACTCCTCACATGAGGAATCGCGGGCGTACCAGGGCTACATCGGCACCATGCTGACGGAGAACTTCGACCTGGAAGGCACCGTCGAGCAGGTCCCGGAGTTCAAGGACTTCCAGATCAATTAGCCAGGGGTCGCGTGGGCCGTCGCGAGGCGGCTCACGCTTTATCACCAGCGCAGGGAAGACTGCGAGATTATGAACATATCCACTGCAATCGAGATCGCCGAATCTCTGTCCCCTCGTTGTGCGAAGGGCAAGAAGATCAGCAAGTATCAATGGGCCTGTCGCGTCCTGGCAGGAGCGTACCGACGCCAGAAGATGGTTCACGAGAAATTCAAGGAGCAGGTCGGCGACATCCGGGTCGCGCAGAAGTATCAGTTCCTCTCCAAGATGTTCGAGAAGCCGTACGCGCCTCACTACGACGCCTACCGTGGCCACAAGTTCATTATCGATCACGTCCATCCGGAAGCAGCCGACCACATTTTTCTGATCTGCGTCACCGATCCATCCGTAAAGGTCCAGGGCTATGTTGAAATCGAGGACCTTGAGAAGGCTTCCTAAGATCGATTCCAGCCTATTTGACTGGTCTGCGTGGCGCGGAGGATCACCTCTCGACCTGTTTCAGGTTCCATGCCGCACCGAACCACTCATTCGGGCTGGCGATGTTCTGCGTCAACACGCCGTTGGCTGGTGTCCAGCCGAATCCACACCGTGCCGTCCGAAAGTTGACCACATCGCGGTGATGTTCTTCAAGGACGACCGTTATTTCTGGTTCCACCTACGCATGCGCGAGGCAGTCGCGGTGTTCGGTTGACAGTTTCCCCGATCTGAGGTAATATTGACTTGTGCGGACGCTTATTGTTGGCGGAACATTTGATTCGAATGGTGGTAGGCCGAGTGGCTATATCCGAAAACTGTTCCGTGATTCAGACGGCGTCATTATCAATGGCGGTGACCTCAAGTCTCTAGAGGACGCATTCCAGGCGGCGCAGACTTCAGCGGAACTCATCTTCTGGATGCCGGATGTCGACAACTCCCTTCCCAAGTACGTGAACCAGATTAAAGCCGAGAACCCCACGGCGTATCTGGTCATTTCTAAGAGCAACATCGGCGGCAAGTACTCCACTCTCGAGTTGATTGCACGTGCGCTCGACGCGAAGGCTAACCTGCTTGTCGAATTTACCAAGAGAGAAGACGCCATAGTTGCGACTGTATTGGACCCTCTTGGGAATGCTTTCGTATATCGAGAGCCTCTAATCCAGGCAGTGTATAGTGGGATGATGAAACGCATCCAAGAAATTAGCCAGTTCACACGAGTACGGTCTGTTCCGACTGACATACCACGTCCACCGATGAACGATGATCAGCTTAGGTTCATTGAGATAGCCAAGACGTGTGCCGAACGATTCCATTCACTCGTACATGCCGTTAATCAGGGAAGATTTATTGGAAACCTTTCATTCCGCTGCGAGGGTGGATTCCCGTCAATGCGTTCCGGTAACGGGATGTACGTTTCAAGAAGGAATGTGGACAAACGTGAGTTGTCTCCCGCCGACATGGTCTACGTACCACTTAGCGGAGACACCGTGATTTATGCCGGAAATAAACCTTCTGTAGACACGCCAGTCCAGAAGGAGTTGTACCTCCGCTATCCTGATGTCAACTACATGCTCCACGGTCACGTGTACGTGCCTGGGGCGGCGCACACACTCAACCCAACCCCCTGTGGTGCAATAGAAGAAGTGGATGAAGTTGGTGAAGTGGTGTCCTCCTTAGGGGGAGTGACAGGTGACGGCATCGCAGTTAATCTACTTGGTCATGGATTTCTGATCATGGCTAAAAATCTTAGCGCCTTTGATAACATCGAGTTCGTCCAAAGGCCGATACCGGAGTTACTATAGGTGTCAAATAAATCACAACTTCTTGGAATGGCCTATGGCACAGCCAGCGCCCGCCTCAGAAAAGAAGTACTATATGAGATGGCTGTTGCGCTGAATAGGCATGTGTGCTATAGATGTGGAGAGGCTATTCGGTCTGCTAATGAACTATCAATTGATCATAAAGAGTCTTGGATATTAGCAGACAATCCAAAGTTGCAGTTTTTCTCACTTAATAATGTGGCATTTTCTCATAACAGATGCAATTGCGCATCTGGCAAGCGGATCAAGTCAGAAAAACCCAGAGTAGAAAGAAGGAGAGAAAACCAACGTCGGTATTACGCCCGCAATAAAGATGTAATTAATCGTCGTAGGCGAGAAGGGGCTGCTAGGCGGAGGGTCCACCTTAAGGAAGTGCGACCCTGAGGGTTCGATTTCCCTCCAGCCCCTCCAAATTTATGCCGAAAACTAACCACCGTCGCGGATTCAAGGATGAGAAGGACTATTCCACTCCTCCCGGCGATTTTACCAATGGAAAACACGGCGCTGCCAATAACCGTCGCGGCGCGAAGAAGTTTGCTAACTCACGAACCCGATTCCACGAAAACAGCGCACTCCGTGCCTTCGATCCGGAGGTCGAACAGCCGATAGAGCTAGTTCACCAGAAAGATTGGAAAATCATCGGGAACATCGGCATGTCCATGTCTCGGAGCAAACTGCGCAGGACCAGCAATAGCGGTGAGTCAATGGTATGTGCCCGATGTCTGAAGGACGCTTCGATGTTAATGGGTAAGAGTTCGGAGCGGATGCTCTGCAAGGGCTGCTACACCATCGAGCACGGCAAGGACGGCAAGAAGCAAGAAAAACTTAAGGGGACCCCGTAGGGTCCCCTCTTCGCCGTTGATCGGCGGGATGCTTACATCAGGTTGGCAACCTTTACTAGTCTGTAGTATGGGTTGTTGGTTGGCGTTAGAGCACCGTTGGACGCGGACCAGAATGGATTCTCGACCATGCCGTAACGGGTCTTGAACCCAATCTTTGGCTGGAAGGTATCTGGGCCGACTGCACGTACCATCTGCAGTGGAATGTATGGGCAGTAGAAGAAGCCAGCATCGTACGGGCTGACACCCTTGTAACCGACCATCATCAGCTCATGGTTAGCAGCTGCTGCGGAGAAGTACGGATCAACGAACACTTTGTAGCGGCCATTCAGCACGCCAGCAAATGTGTTGCCTGTGTCATCAACGTTTAGGTTGGTGCTCAGGGCTGGTGCATACTGCAGGATACCAGTCATCGCTAGTGCGGAAGCCACGTCGGAACTGCAGATAACGAAGTTACCCTTGCCCCTACGGGTCGTCTTTGCGATCTGGTTGGCATCACGTTCAAGCTGGAACAATAGACCCTTGAACTTTTCAACGCTCCAACGGCCATTGCTGTCCGTATCGAGGTCGAAGGTACCTGGGACTGCCGTGCCGCTCTGTGCGCCCGCTAGTGCAACATAGTACAGTGCGCGGATGACTTCGCGGTTGATTTCCGTGAGGATTTCAGTCGACAGGATGTTTGCCAGCTCGGTTTCGGCATCTAGACCATGGATGGCCTTGAGGTCCTGCGCCAATTCCATGGTGTATTCTGCCTTGAGCGCACGGGACTTTGCAGTAACCGTGACTTTCTCAATGGTGAATGCCATTTGGTTGAAGGCCGGGTCGCCCATACCACCAGCACCCCAAGCTTCGGATGCCGCTGTGGTCTGGCCAGCGCCTGTTGCCCAACCGCCATCAAACGGGCTGTTAGCAACATGAGAACCAGTTCCGGAGAAGCTGGTGTCAGCTTCATTGAACAGGGCCTCGGCACCGGACTTGTCACTGTAACGGGTTCTCATCGCGAAGATGAGACCAGTTGGTCCAGTCATTGGCTGAACGCCGCAGACGTCATAAGCAATGAGGTTAGGCATTGCACGACGAACGAGGCTGATCAGGATTGGGTCCCACGCGCCCATTGCTGGTGCTCCAGCAACGTTATTGGCAGGAGCGGCTTCACGCAGTAGTGTTTCCTTTTCCTGGCGTAGGGCAGCTTCCTGGTTTTCCAATAGGACGGCGGTGACAGCGCGACGGTGATTATCATCGATCTTTGGGAGATCCTCGTGTTCAAGGATCTTAGCCCACTTTTGTTTTAGCCGCTCTGCAAGATACATTCTATTTCTCCTTATGAATGCGTTATTATTTACGATCTCTTAGTTTTTGACAACGTCTTGGCATATAGATCCATCGCTGGAGAATCAGACGTTTCTTTAACTACCGGGACGTTCTCTTCAGTAATGGTAGCAGCAACTGGTTTCTTTGGCGATGTCTTGAAGTAGTTCTCGCGAATAGTCGCCAGCTTCTTTTCATATTCGGCTTTGGTTGTGTATTCGACTCCCTCTGCCAGACTACGGAACTTTTCGACCTGGGACGCCGCCATACCAGCAGTTGCCTTACGTAGCACTTCTTCCTTGCGGAAGCCACGTAGTGCAGTGCGCATCTTGGCACCCAACTCGACCTGTTCATTCAGCTTGGATTCCAGTTCGGTGACCTTCGTCTCCATCTGCTTCAGAACGTCAACCTTATCCTCTGGAACTTCGATGTAGTGCTCGGTGAACAAGCTCTTTAGGCCACGGATGAAATCTTCCGTTAGCTCGGTACGGATACCGCGCTCGACGGCGATCTTATTTGCTTCCATCCAGTTTTCCACAACATAGCTCAGGTAGAGGTCTACCTTGTCGGCCAGTTTGGATTCGTACGCTGCTTGCTTCTTGCCGAGTTCGCCCTTCATCAGCTCAAAGCCTTCAGCCATCTTTCTGCTGAACTTGACATTGAGGCGCTTCCGCTCTTCGGCTACTGTACGTGCCACGGCAGCGCGGAAAATGGTGCTAGCTTTGGACTTGAAGGATTCCGGCAGGGTTTCGCCCGCGAACATTGCCTTCTCGTCTTCTGCTGTGTCTGGTGCCTTTGGAGCGTCGGCGGCATCTGCTTCGGCAACGGCTGGCTTCGGTTCTTCCTTCGGTTCACCCTCTGCCTTTGGTTCCTCGGCCTTTGGCTTCTCTTCCTTTGGCTCTTCCTCGTCGTCTTCGGTGATCTCGCGAACTACGACGCCATCTTCCTCGGTCCCATCCTCTTCCTCGTCATCCTCAGCGACTGGCGCTGGTGCTGGCGCGGTTGGTGGTTCAGCTTTCTTTGGTAGACCATTTTCGTCTACGTCAGCTTCTTCACGAAGTCTGCGCTTGCGGGCTTCCATCATTTTCTTGATGCGGGCCTTACGCGCTTCGGCTACGGTTTTCTCTTCACCCTCTTCGTCGTCGCATTCGACGCATTCTTCCTCTTCATCGCCCTCACGGAGCTTCTTCATCATCTCCGTGAAAACTTTGTCGAGGTCTTCGTCTGCTTCAACGACTTCCTTCTTTTCACCCTCATCCTCTACAGGAGCGATTTCGCCCTCTTCTTCAACTGGGACGTCTTCATCTTCGCCTTCTGGTCCAGCTTTTGGCTTTGGCTCTTCGTCTTCGGCTGGTGCTGCGGCGGGGGCGGCAGGTGGTGCTGCAGGGGCATCTACGATTGGATGCGCCTGAGGAGGTGTTAATTTTTGGACAGATTTTGCATAGTCAGGGAGAGCAGCGGTTGGAGTGACCATTGCTGGTCCTAGATCCTCGTAGGCCACACTCTCCTTGAGCTTTTTACGTGTCTTAGTATTTGGCATCCTAAATTCTCCCTAGGTTATTTAGCGAGTTGAACTCTTCAAATACCTATGTTCGATTTGAACGAGTTTTCCTTAAGTCTTCCATGAACGAGGAGAAGGCGTCTACGGCTGCTTTCTCGTTGAATTTCCGATCTAGCTCCCTTTTCAGAGACGCTACCCTCTGTTCCTTTATAATTCCGTTATCCCAAACCCATTCCTTTCCTTCCATAATCCCCTGCACGAATGCGTCTGGGGCTGATGGGTCAGCGACAATATCTGCCGCCGTGGAAAGGTAAAAGTCGTCTTGTACTTCTTGCTCTCCATTATGAAGTTCTCTTAAAGTGCCCATACCACGGCTAGATACACCAAGGCGAACACTCTCATCGATAAGACATTTCACAATCTTCCCGAACGGGGTTTCCATTACCTTGGCTTTACCAACGTAGTTGGCACCATCCTTGTAAAGCTCCACAATCTTGTGTGAAACTCGATCCAAATTGATACTTGGACCGTCTGGATGCCCTAATTCACCGAGTGCCCTGTTTTGCTCGACGTATGTCTTGATATATCTATTAACTTCACGCTCAAGCACATTCATCGGGTAAACACGACCATTTCTGTTCTTGATGTCTCCCTGAAGGAATACTCCGCGAATGAAGTAATTGCGGTTCGTTCCAACGCCTTCGTGAAGGATTTCTACGCTTTCGTTTAATTCGCAAATTAACTTCATGATCTAAGATACTCCTTGAATCTTTTCGGCTTCCTCTTTGATGAGTGAGAATCCGATTTCTCTTTTACGCTCTTCCACAAGCACGGCGGCTTTGCGATATAAAATCGCTTCAATCATGGCTTTAGCGCCTTTCTTGTCACCGCTCTTAATGCTCTGGATTATTTTGCTCATTAGGATGCAAATGCCTTGGCGACTACCTTTTTCTTCTCTTCACGCAGAAGAATCCCGGCCTTCTGGTATAGGGCTTTTTCGGTCATCGTTTGCACGTCTGCCGCTTTCCCCTGTTTTGCCTTCTGGACAATTTGTTCAGCAATTTTGCTCATGTGTATAAACCTCGTGGAAAGACGTTTCTGATCTCTTACTGTGAATATTTAGCAAATGGTGGCTTTTAACTGAGGTACCAAGCAGCCAAAACGTCTGGGGGAAATGGACCGCCAGCCGCCCATACCCCGGCAACGACTACGAATACATTACCGTTGGTTTGGTTTAGTACCATGAACCCGTTTGGAGCAGCAGTGGCTTCACCGATCACACGATCAGATGTGCCGATGCGGTACATTGGAGTACCACCACTTTCATATGTCCAGTCACCCATTGCTCACCTCTTCATCAAACTGGCGATATTGTTGCTTGCCCTTCTTGCGTCTACGATCTTCGTGTTCTTCTGGATGTTTTGGACGTTCGAATAGTATCTTAATATGGTCGAAGTCTTCTTCTATATCTGGTGTTGGTTCTGGTTCTATAATTGGTAGTGGGTCTGGTGTTGGTGGTATGACTGGTTCTAACTCCACCGGAAGATTTATTCCTTCCGGCAGCGTCTCAACTTCAGTCCCTATATTTAGGATTTCTTTCGGTTGAGTAAAATCCTCTATAACCGTGATCTGCACTGGTTGAACTACCACCTCAACATCTGCAACCTCTGCAACTGGAGCAGGAGTCGGAGCTACCATCTCTGGTATATGAGGGGCGGCGACAACCGGGGGACCTAGTGGGTCCTGGCCGTAGAAAAACGATCTTGACCCACCATATCTCTTAGTACTTGGCTGAACTTTCGTTGGCAGATGTTCAGCCTGTTGCATTGATTCTTTGTAGAAGCAGGATCTCGAGCCTCCATATCGTGGCATAAAATTATCTCCTATAATGGTGACCTACCGCCGTAGGGTGGTGCCCCAGGCTCTTCTTGACCAGAATCTAATGTCTGTTGATCTACATTAAATTCATCCTCTGGGGTAGGTTCATCAAATTCAACGTTCTCTTCCTCTTCACCTTCTTCACCAGCTTGCTCTTCTTCCTCCGGAGTTGGCTCTTCAAACTCCTCTTCCTCTTCACCCTCATTTTCCTTCGGCTCAACGCCTTCCTCTTCGGGTGGAACTCCTTCTTCACCTTCTGGCTTTTGCATGAAGTCTGATAGTTCGCCCTCAAGCTCACTACCACCACCTTGTGGTGACTCACCGCCTTCACCACCTCCGCCAACGCTCTCAATACCCTCTTCACCTTCGCCACCTTCTTCCGCTTGGCCGGATCCTTCCGCAGCCATTTCAGCGTTGATCTGGGCGATATCTTCGTCGGTTTGACGTAGCAGCTTGCGGCGCACGTATGCCTGAGAAATATACTTGCCGACGTAGTCCTCTGCCTCACGTACCATTGCGATACGTTCCTTGAATATCTCCAGGGCTTTCAATTCAGCAAAGTACGAATCCTTTAGGAAGTCGTAGAACACGCGCTGGCGGATGTATGACCAGTCTTCGCGTGTGCAAATACCTTTCAGAATAAGCTGCACACGTAGAAGATCGTCAAGAATTTGAGTAAACCTGTTGCGTAGTCTGAATATGAACTTAGAGAATCTCAACTCATCGCGAGTGATTTCGGCGGCTCTTCCAAGACCACCAAATGGATTATCTGCTTTGAGTCTGCTTACAGGAACATTCAATGAGTTGAATAATTTGTCCTGGAAGAAATGGACGTCTTCCATTTCGCCGAGATTAGCACCGCCTGGAAGTGTCTGGATCTCAGTACCACGACCGCCTTCTCTACGAGGTAGCCAGAAGTCTTCCATCATTGAGAGGAACTTCTTATCATCACGAATTTCACCAGTTACGGAATCATACACAAGTTTGTTCCGATACCGGGACATGATTTCCTTCATGTACTGCTCGGCCTTCAACTTCGGCAAGTTACCGACGTCAATATAGAAGATTCTGCGTTCCGGCGCACGGCTTAAGCGATAGATGACTGTTGCATCCTCGATCATTCTCAGCTGGTTCAGCGGCTTGATAGCCTTATGCATGAAGCTGAGAATTGTGCCAGTGCGGTTGTCAAGCACACCGGAGTGAGCATACACGACGGAGTCTAGAGCGATGCGCACACCGACGTTGGCGCTGGCACCATCAATGCCATTCTCGGTAAAGATGTAGTACTCATCTTCAACACTAATGACTTCGACATTGGCTGGCGACATGTCGCGTCTAAGTTGTCGGACCTTGCGTATTCTGCGTGGGTCTATTCTACGAAGCTCTTTAATTCCGTCTTCCGGGTGTTCTTCGTCGATAATGACGTGCAGGAATATTCGGCCATCAATATACCAGTTACGGAACAGATCCTGACCCTCATTATTGAAATCCAGGAGGTTGAGAATATTATCAAACTCTTCCCTGATTCTGTTCTTAACGTCGGCGGAGTAATTGAGTTTGTCAAGGACAAGCTGGACTGGGGCTTTCATGTCCTCGGTCACAATAGCTTCGTTTACAATCTCATTAATGGCGTTGTCGATTTCCGGCTGCAGGGACATCTCGCGATAGCGGGTGATCAGTTCTACTTCATTACGAGTGGATGCATCGAGATCAAGATATGAACCAAATATACCACCGTAAGAATCTATGGTAATTGCGCCATCGTCCTGCTCCGGTGGTGCAAATGACCTTACTGGGATTGGTTTGTCACGGCCTATTCTGAATCCGAAAAGTTGGAAAGCCATATTGTTTAATTAGTTAGCCAAAATATGGGTGGTTATACTTAAACTATCTATAACCCATCTTCTTAAGCTGGTTGACGACTCCCCACAGGATGGTGGCGGTAGGATGACCTTCATTTCCATCATCTTCTATTTGCATGGCTTGCTCAGCCACGGCATCACCAAACTTCTCAACGTCCTGTTTGGAATTGAATGTAAGTGTGACCGATAATGCAGCTCCCTCGGTCAGTAATTGTGAGATATCATTAATTAGCATAAAAGTAAATAGCATACCCGCATTTTGATCTACGAGTATAGGAGTGCGGTGTGGTATAATAAATATGGCCGAGAAAGAGTCTGTTACAATCTGTTTGCGCCAGCAACCAGATGGAAGTTATTTCGGATACGTTGGTGCCAATCCAATCTGTCCGGTTTGTAAAGGAACTGGTTCAATATGCTCCCGTAGCCAGCAGCCATGGAAGTATTGTGACTGCGGTTGTGGTGAAGAAACCAAAATAGAATGTGAGTGTAAGAAGCAGTCATGCGGAAAGACCTAGAGCTTAAATTGGTAGAGAAATACCCGGCGCTGTTCGAGGAATATGGCGGCGACCCAAGACAGACCTGCATGGCTTGGGGCTGCTCACACGGCGATGGATGGTTCGAGATCCTGTCGTCCCTATGCGAGCAAATTCAACAGTATGTGAATGCCAATCCTGGGATGGCCGTTAAGTTCCTCCAAATCAAGGAGAAGTTCGCCGTCCTTACTGTTTACCATAATGGGGACAGCACCGTTGATAAGATTGTCGACCAGCACGCCGAATGGTCGAGGCGTACTTGTGAGGAATGCGGTGAAGCTGGTGAAACGCGAACGATAGGTGGGTTCTATCTAACACGATGCCAGCGCTGCCACGATATTGAAGACAAAAGAAGGTCTTGACAGTTCGCTTTGAGTTGAGATAAACTTAAACTATGGAATATCTCAGCGGTCCAGAAGTGGAGCTTACTCTTAAGGAATTCGCGGCACTTCCGAGAGCAGAGTGTGGCATGGATTTACTCCATCAGTATGTTTCGGTTGGGACAAGACACATTATCATGGCCCTTGGTTTCATTCCACTAGTGGCCGAACGTATCAGCGATAACGCGGTTATGTTCCATCTCGTCAAGTGGCCGAACCAAGTTGCGTTCCAGTTCATGCAGACAGTCGAAGCGGACCTCGCCTCGAAGCCGGATTTCGACGCCGCCGCAAAAAGATAGAGGGTGACCACTGCTGGCCACCCGTCTAAATTGTGAAACTCGTTTACTGAGTTGTGTCGGTGTTCCACCACTGATACTGCAGAGTTACCGGGAACTCTTCAATCTGGTCAGTAGTGTCCCAACCTAGGTCAATCGCGCCGATGTTCGTCGGGAATACTCCAACAAAGGTGTAAACCTTGAGAGGTTCGCCAGTCTTAGCATACTGGGTGACCTTCGCATCGACTTGATATTGGATTAGCGTTGCTGCCTGTTGAGCGCGGAGGTTAGCGACGTGATAGTTTAGTGCGTTGTGCCAGCGTTCGAAGGCGTCACGGACAATAAAATCTTCATCGTTGATGATAGTAATCTGCCACTCTGGGAAGGTTCTGTCACCAGCGACTTTGATCTTTCTGCCGAAGTATGGTACTTCAATAAAACCGATGTCTTGCGGTGGAATCTGTGAGGATTTGCACATAAATGCAAGCTTCTGCGATGAAGCACTACCGCCAGCATATCCAGGGAATGGTAGGACCACCTCAAATAGTGTGTTCCTTGCGCCACCCATCTGGAGTTGCGATCTGAATTCCTGTACATTGAATGGCATGATCTATGTCTCCTGAATCTTATTTACCTTAGTTGAATTCATCTTATTTCCGGGTGGGGGCAGTTTCCTGCCCCCTATCTCAGCTCCTTAGAACTTACCCACAATCTCGTCGAAGCTTACGCCTGTACGAACCGCGATGAAGTTCAACTGGATAAAGTTGATGGAACGTGCTGGCTTGACGTAGATGTCACCCCAGAATTCATTTCTGTCGATGCGTTCCGGAGTGTTGTTGGTCTCGTCGCAAACTACACGGAAGTCGTAGATACCACGGCGACCTTGCACGTCACGGAGATATGGCTCAACCAAGTTGACGAACTGTGCACGAGTGAACTTGTCGTTGAACTCGAACAGCGTGTACTTGGCTGCGCTGGCGATGGCCTTCTCAATTACGATGAACAGTCTGCGTACGTTGATTCTGTCAAAGGCACTTGGCTTGGCCAGTAGGGTCTTATCACCGTAGAGGACTGTGCCCTCACCGATGAAGCTGACAACTGGGTTAACACCATTCTTGTACAGAATGTCGCGGTAGGCTTTACGTGGGTTCCACGCTAGGCGTACACTGCTCTTGATCTGACCACGATTGAGTCCAGCGAAGGACCACCATGGATCGCGCTGCTCGTCGGTGCGTGCCGCGAGACCAGCGATGTCACCATTGAGTGGCATCCAGCGATATACGTCATTGTACTTGTCGTAGCCGTACTTCCAGCCGCTATCCATGAAGGCATAGCTGGTGCTTGGAAGAATCTCACGGAAGGCCACGATTGCGTCCGTCTCGTTACCAGCGTTGTTGACAACTGCTGCTCTTGGCGGCGAGAGGAACACAACGCAGTCCTTGCGGTATTCGGCGATGCTGATTAGGTGCAGCGCGATTGTTGCGTTTGCGTCACAACCCATGATTAGCGATACGTCGACTTCTTCACCGGATCTGAACTCGTCGTAGCCGATGATTGTTTCTTGCGTGTCAACGTGCTCGTTATCATCCACACCACCAGTGAGGGAGTAGGTTAGAACTCCACCAGTGATAGCGCCGGAATCATCAATGAGACCATGTGCGCCACTGGTTAGACCAGTCACGATGTGGTGCTCGAGGAATTGACCGACCAACGGCTTAATCGTTAGGTTTGGAGTGCTCCATCCTAGTACCGTGGCTGAGATAGTTTCCCAACCGCCGCCGCCGCTCTGGACCACTACACCAGCAACCCCACCTGGGTTGGCCGCTAGCGTTGAATAGCCAACGAAGCCTGTACCAGGACCAGTCACTACGACTGTTGGGGATGCGGTGTATCCGGAACCAGCGTTGGTTACCGTGATTGCCGTGATGACGCCGTCAGCACTGATTGTAGCAGTAGCTGTTGCGCCAGAACCACTTGGTGTGAAGACCAGTGGGTCATCGATGCTGTAGCCAGTGCCTGCGCCGACGATGGACACGCCAGTGATGACGCCACCGACGATTGTTGCTGTACCAGAGAAGCTGCTACCAGCACCACTGCAGGTTACGTTGACTCTACCAGAGTATCTCGTACCACCGTTGGTCATCGTGATTGCGGTAACATCACCGCTGCCACCGATTGTTGCGACCTTACCGATAGCACCAGAGCCTGGAGGTGTCAGAGCCACGGAGGTGGCGAACTGAACAGTCTCACCGACAGAGAATGTACCGGACGGTGTAGTTAGAGCAATAGTTTGTGCCAGTGTGTCGAAGTCTGTGGTTAGCGTTCCACCCCAGTTCTTACCAGTTGGATGATCCATCCACCAGATGTACTGAGATACGCGGTTGATTACTTCTGGGTAGTACATACTGGAGCCATCTTCTGTCTTGGCTTCAGCGCACTTGGAGAGATATGGATGTCTCTCAAGTACCGTACCTTTAACGCCAGTCCAGTAGCCGTCGTCATCAACGACCACTACGTGGATTTCGTCGTTCGACCCACCGAGAGCCTCCACCATAGCACTGGTGTTTGGAGGACCATCGAATGCATCCTTGTACTCCCATGTCGCAAAGCTATTGACGTCTGCAACGCTAACCAGCAAGCTGTTACCGAGTGATCCAGGGTACTTCGCTGCCCACATACCATGGGAACCCTGACCACCAGCATATTGTGCCAAATACTGGTCGTCATTCTTAATCAGCACACCATTACTGAGGACCACTTCGAAAGTGGCTGGTGTGGCATAAATGTCGTCTTCGAGCGAAACTGTTGGTGCTGATGTGTATCCACCACCATGCTCGGTCAGTACGACGTCTTGAACAATACCGTTAGCGATAACCGCGTAGCCAGCCGCGCCATGACCACCACCACCAGTGATCGTGAGTGCATTTGGACCATCCGATGGATAGCCGGAACCGCCAGTTAGAAGAATAATGTCTACAACTTTTGTCGGGTCCGAGACGGCATTTCTGTGGTTTGTCGTTACACAGCGCACGACCTGCAGAGCATTGGTGTAATTCAGGAAGTTTGCTGCCGTCCACCAAGTGTTCGCTGTATAATTGTCTGGTTTACCGAACCGTTGTGCTAAATATAGTTCTGAATCGATTAGAACGCGTTTACCAGCTGGCCCCCATTGGAAAGGACCAGCGATTGCGCCTGTAGTAGTGCCAACGGCAGGGACGACTGTGGTTAAATCTATCTCCGATACGTTAACACCGGGTGAAAGCTGGAAACCCATTGTTTTTGCCTCCTTGAGGATCTCTACAGTATTTAGAACTTTACTGTTTCCGAGTCCAACTAGAGACACGTTTGGGTTACGTTCTACTTAGATTTTTCGAACCAAGACACCTTTTTTATCAAATATCATAATGGTGTACTTGTATCCGGATGCAAGTACGGCGGAACGTTTGCGCATGATATGATCTTCACTTCTGCTAAACAGATATTCAGATTTAACTTCGATTATAGCTTCTTCAAGCGGTAGATAGATATCTGGATAATAGGTATGGCTCTTCCCATTTTCATCTATCCATTGAAAATGTGGAATGTCTCTTCTATCTGTCACAATCTCAATTTCTGAATATCCATCTTCAATAAGAAGATCCAACATTAGTGGCTCATATCCTTGCACTGAGATTGTCTTTCCAGATGGGAAAGTATATTTTTTGTTGCGATAGCCAAAATACCATGTATGTGGAGTGCCGTATTTAAGCGCCCGTATTTTGGCGCACCGTTCC